TCATATGTGGAACTACCGGATACTTACCATTATTTCCCTTTATCCAAGATGAAATACATGAATATACATCTCCATGTGGTTGATTGCATGCAAACACGCAATGAACACAATTTTTTGCTATTTTACTTAGTTTACCATCATCGTCTCCATGTTTAATAATGTAAAGATGTGTGATTTTATATTTTTTAATATAATAATCTATTTTTTTAAATTCATCCACTCCATGAACTATAAAATAGGACTCAAATTTATCAATAATGTCATCCTTATTATTTTTATTGTTTTTTTCATAAAAAATAAAAGATTTATTTTTTAAAAGAAGTTCGTTATAGTAGGCATAATCAAATAAACTTGTAGTTGTACCTCTTTCACATAATTGATTATCCCAAAATGCTATATTCATATTATTTATTATATAATTTTTAAACAAATTATTCATAAAAAATAATTTGTTTTTTTTGAATATAAACATTTGCGCAAACGTTTAATTGGAGTAAGCAAGACCACCCATGCCCGACATGATACGGAGCACGTTGTAGTTGGTCGCATACACACGCACCTTGGCCGTGCTGGTACCCTCTACTGTCGCATTGGAGAGAACAAGCTGGAGCGTAGCATTGTCAATGCGCGAGAAGTTGCATGTGCCCGACGGCTGGTGCTCCTCCGGCCGAAGAGCGAACGAGTACACGTTAATGCCCGTGTCGGGGGTGCGAGTGTGCGCCTGGAACGGCTGAACCAGGTCGAAGTAGCTTCCTTCACGCTCAGAGAACCGATCCTGGCCGTTAAGCTGAAGCTTGGCAGTGACCACCGGGTTCTCACCCCAGCAGTGGAGCGTAAGAGCAGTCTCGGACAACACGAATGTGCCAGCATCCGAAACATACGACATGTTAGTGTCTGCCGTCTGGCCCGTGGTATTAAAGTTGGGAGACGTGTACATGTTGGACGCTGTGGCGCCAGTGGTCCCGCCATACAAAATGGACGAGTTGTACCACATTAAGTTGGCCGACATATCCGATGAAGCGGGGCCGTCCATGGCACCCGCCGACTGGAACAAGCCTTCCGAATTGATAAAGTCAAAGTTGTTGGACCCGCTCGCGCCAGCAGGACCAGCCACCGAGTTAGGACCGCCAAACGCGTGGATCGCGTTAGGAAGGGCATCAATGCTGTCCGTGTAGTTGAACGGCTGAGCACCAAGCACCTTGCACAGGGTGCTGGATCCATCAAGCGAAGCGCAGTAGTCCACGTTGGCATCCGGCTGAACCACCCAAATAAGCTCCTTCACCGGGTGGTTGAAGTTAAGCTTGATCTTGTTGGACGACGAGCCCACGGATTCATCGCCCGTGAATTGAAGCTGCTCAATCAGGTACTCGTGGGGGTTCTGGGCCATGCGCCGCCGCTCATCGGTATCAAGGAACACGTAGTCAACGAACAGCGAGGCGGCCACGAGCGACTGGTTGTACGCGTTGGTAACCTTAACCGACGAGCTGCTGGGAGTAAGGGTGCTAACCGCCCACAAACACTCATCAATCGGGCGAAGATCAATGTTGATGCGCACCTCGTGGTATTGAAGTGCGATGAGGGGAAGAGCAAGACCCGGGTTCTTGCAGAACCAGAACTGAAGAGGCACATAAAGAGTTGTTTCAGGAAGAGCATTACGAGGAGCACAGATTTGCCGAGGAGCATCCGACTGGCACGGGCCATCCACATCCGAGAAGGCCGGGTCGGTGAGGTAGGTAAGCTGGGTCGTGTTGCCAACCATCGCATAGTAGCCGTTCTGTTGACCAACCGACATGGTCAACTGGTTCCAGATGTGCATCCAGTCGCCATAGTGGCGATCAATGCGCTGACCACCAATCTCAACCTCTACTTGAGAGATCAACTGCTCGCCGGGGAAATCAAGCCACCGGGCATACACCGGGCCCTGGCCACCCGACGCCAGCTCTTGACCAATCTGAGGAAGAGTCACTTGAAGAATTGTGTTGTAAGCAAGATCGCCGTTACGAGAAATGGTGCAAGTTACACGACGACCAAAGTCAGCCTGGCCGTTAAATGTCTGTTCAATAGATTCCATAGCAAAGTTAGTGTACCGCCGATACGTTACCTTCCAGTAGGTAATCTGAGGATTACCAGTAAGATAAACATCCTGTGCGCCATAAGCAACCAATTGCATCAATCCACCGCCCATGTTATATTATGGTAAAAGAAAAAAAAATTTTAAAATTAACTATATTTTTTTAAAAATCGAGATAAATATTTTGGTTCAAAATATTCCTTAATATTGTAATGTTTTTTGGTAAATGTATATGTGTTGTTAATTTTAATAACTGACCATCCATCTTCAATTGCTTTAATAATGAATTTATCCTTTAGTTTCATAATAATAAATAGAAACAATATACATAGTTTAAATTTAAATGTTTTTTGTATATAATAATATGCCTTTTAAATACAATTCTTCTAAAAAAATAGAACCGGAAACGTTACAAATGTTAGATACAAAACATAAAAAAATTACTGAACAATTTGAATTTGAAAATAATGTAACTATTCCTAAATTAATGAATGAATTAAAAACATCACAAAATAAAGATAGTGTTCAACAAAAAATTGATGAAATAAAAAAAAATCAAATTAAATATTATTTACTAAATAGTGGTCACATATTTTCTTATTTTGAAGAAAAAAGAGACATTTCTGAATGTAAATCTAGAATAACTATTGTAAATAATTTTTTTAACATTGATAAAATAGAAAATGGGTTTAAACAAATGAGTAAACATTCAGTACAATATTTAAAAAATATTGGGGAATTTCCAATTAATTCAGAAGATTATGTATACAGCACATCCATCTGTTCAAAATGTAAACATGGTGAATTAATTCAAGTAGATTATGAAGGTGCTGTTATATGTAATAATAAAGAATGNGCGTGTCAATTTCAAATGTTGGTAGAAAATGAACGTTCTTCTTATAAAGAACCTCCTAAAGAAGTATGNTTTTATGCTTATAAAAGAATAAACCATTTCAAAGAAATTTTAGCACAATTTCAAGCCAAGGAAACAACCCAAATTCCAAATGATATTATTGAAAATATTAAATTACAAATTAAAAAAGAACGAATTGATATTGAAACCATGACCAATAAAAAAACAAAGGAAATCTTAAAAAAATTTGGATACAATAAGTATTACGAACACATACCTTTTATAAAAGAAAAACTCGGTATTAAGCCACCTATCATGAGTCCTGATTTAGAAGAAAAATTGTGTTCCTTGTTCATGGAAATACAACGTCCTTATGCAAAATTTTGTCCAGATGATCGTGTAAATTTTTTAAATTATTATTACACCATTTATAAATTATGTGAATTATTAGGCGAAGATCAATTTCTTCCTTATTTTCCAATGTTAAAAGATCGTGGTAAAAAAATAGAACAAGATGAAATTTGGAAAAAAATATGCGATGAATTAAATTGGCAATTTATTTCAACCATTTAAACAAGTTTAATAATGTCATCCGAATAAATAAATCCAGATGGTTTGTAACTAGATGTTGATTTAAAAATAGATTTTCTAGGTTCAGATTCTTTTTCTTTTATTTCTTTACCAAAACCATCAATCATAATACCCGTCTTTTTTTTATATTCAACACGTACATAATCAGGAATCCAATGAGCCCATGATATAAACAACAGATTTGGATGTGTGTATTTAAGCTGAAATCCATTTTCTTGTAATTGATGAATAATGTAAGCAATTGCATCTGATAAATCATATCGTTGAACACCTAATAAAACTTCGGGGACAACATACCAACAACATTGATTTTCTATTTTTTGCCTAGAGGTAATTTTAATTCGTGTATGAATACGATCTAATATAGTATGATACGTTTTGATCGTATTTAAATTTTGCGCCTTATTATATTCAAATAATTCATCTAAATTTAATTTTGTTGGTATATCCATAACATGTAAATATTAAAGATTTTTCAACATTTATACAAAATGATTGAACATATTTCTTTATCTTCGGCTGGTCCTAATGGATTAATTCAATTGGGTATGGTATTTCAAGCATTACAGCAAAATA